CAAGGGCTTCGAGAACGAATACACCTTGTCCAGTTTGCACAGGATGAGTACCTGCGTTAATGTTTGTTGCTAAATCAACTGTAGCCATTAGTCAGTTCTCCTTATGCAGTTGCTGCGAGAGCATATTTGGCAGTAACAAGAGATTCTGGGCGAAGAATCTTACGGCCATAAAGTTGCATACCACGGACGATGTCAGCAAAGCTGTCAGGGTCGCGGTAAGTTTCAGTTTTATCAATTTGCTGGGCAGTAGAAACTGCACTTGCATGACCAGCAATAACAAGACCGTAGTTAGCAGTATCGGCAGTATTAGTAGAAGTGCCGGGACCAGTTCCTTTGTAAGGCAAGTTATTAGACTTGTAGACTTTAAAGCCACGGATTAAACCGTTGCCAACACGACCGTTAACGATGATACCTGCACCGTCCATGCCCAAGTTAAAGTCTGCACTTACAAATTTAGAACCTTCGTCCATTAAACGCTCAAAGAACACAGGATCGGCTACAAACCAACGATCATCAGTGTCAACATTGTTAACGTCCATGATACGAGCCATGCGGTTCATAATTTCAAGTGGAGAAGCAAAACCATCAGTGTCGCCGGTGTTAGACAAAGGAATAAACTTGCCTGCGCCAGTGCCACCAAAAGTAGTGAAGTCCAATTCATTTGCATCAAGAAGACCATCAGTGCCAGCAGAAGTGCTTGCAACAGTGCCGCTGTCAGTAGAAGAAGCAGACCAAGTACCATCTGCTGCTTGAACCCAACCTGCCATATAGCCTAAAACTTCAGAATCGTAAGTGTCACGCAATTTGTAACCAGCACGATCTGTTGCTAGATCCATGAAGTTAACGTGTGAGTGAGCAGTTTCGATGTCGTCCATTTTGAAGCTAAAGTAGTTAGCTTGGTCGATAATTAATGAAAACTCGCTGTCTTCTAGATCTTGAGTTTGGATCTGAGTACCACGAGCGTAAGTGTTAACACTGATTTCAGGTTCTTTGATGATTTTGACAGAGTCGCCAAAATTAGCAATTTCACCCATGTAATCGGTGTTCGTGATGTCTTCTACAACAGAAGACTTGCGAAAGGCTTTTTGGACCTTCTGCGAATAAATGACGGGCGAGAAGTTACCATTAGGTAAATTGCCGTGACCCGCTGCTTTATTAAATGCCATGATTATTTCTCCTTAATAGAAATTAGATGTGGGCATCGTTATAAACGCAAAAGGTAACTTACGAAGGGCTGAATGTATCAAGGTGTCCTCATAGAGGGGCTATCTAATTCAGGTAACTCACGCCGTTATTCTTTTGGTTAAAAGGCAATAGACAAAGTAGGCCGAAGCGGTCTGTCTGTTGCAGTGGGATACGACTACCTAGCCGCACCCGAAACGTCATAATCGAATCTGCCAGAGCGAATGGCATCTTCAATTTCTTGTTCATACTGGTCAAATTCCTGACCGCTTAAAGCCGATACTTTAGACTCACTCCATGTAGCATTTCCACTGGCAGCTCTAGGAGCAGCACCAGAAGATCGAGTTACAGATTCCGCCGCAGCTTTATCCGGCTGTGCCTTGCGATTTTGTCTAGCTTTTGCTACGTCTGCCTTGTACAGATCTATAGCTCTAGCCGCCGCAAGGGCATCGGTGTCGTTAGAATACAAAGCTTCTTGTATCCATTTAGGCTGTTTCTCTGCCCAAACGTGAAACCGACGGTCCTGTCTAATAGTATCAAAGTCAGGATGCAGAGCTTTTAAATGCGTCTCTGCTTTTTCTTTGTGTATTTTGGTCTCTAGCTTTCTAAGACCTTGCATTTTTTCTTCGACTTTACTGGTAGCTTCTAACGCCCTGCGTTGTGCTATAGAGTCGATAATGCCTGCTACGTCAGGATACTTAGTAACCCAATCCGCAATTTCTTTATCTGTCTTAGGAAACTTAATTTGTTTCTTAGTAGCAGAGTCTAATTGCGCTCGTAGCTTTCTTGCTTCAGCTTCGGCAGCGTCTGTCTTAGCCTGTGAATGCCGCCGTAAGTCCGAGTAGCGTTTCTTAAATGTTTCTTCTTCTACAGTAGCCGCCACGGGTTCTGGTGCTGCCTGTACTTGTTCGGGTGCTTCTTCTTTATCTAAATCGTCTCTATAAGAGCCTTGATACTTAGCCATGTTGTTTTACCTATTGGGGGCCACAATGATGTTACTATCGCGGGTAGCCCGTGCCGTCGATTCTTTATTTTCTTCGTCGGAAGAAGCCTTCGTCGTCTCTTAGAAATGCAAAAGGTGTAACTGTTTCGCCGCCTTTTTCAAAAGAAAAATTAGATAATTTGTCTCCTACCTTTTGCCCTACGTCAAACATTTGCATTCCGCCCGCTATACCCGTTTGGAAAGCTGAGTATTCGTCTTCTGATCCGCCGTAACTTTGAGCGGCTTTCATCAACGCTTTAGCTACGTCGTTAGGTTCTAGATCTTTAAACTTTTCTGCATCTTGTGCAGGTGTGTCTGAAAGATCTGTGTCAAAATCTACGTCAACTTCTGCGTCAGCCTCTTCTACTACACTGTCTGCTACGTCTTGGCTAGAATCTTCGCGGTCTGGGTTTCGTAGACTATCCAACTCATCCACTTCACTTGCCGTTAGATCTTCTTCTCTTGCGTAACGCTCTTCAAGCTCACGGAGTCTTTCTTGCTCGTCAGAGTCTTCGTATTGTTGCATCATTAAGGCATTGTCTTCTAGTGCAAAAGGATTACCACCTTCTGCAAACCCTTTCTTCTCCATCAAACCGCCGCCGTAGAACGCTTTTAAATTACCTTTAACTTTAGAAGCGTACTTGTCGTCTTCTTTTTTAACTTTAGTAGGCGTGTCTGTAGTGTCTACTGCAGCAACCGTAATAGATTCGCCGTCAGGTGTTTTAATCTTTTTGCCTTTTTTAGTGTTAGGCTCTTGGGTTACTTTTTCGGCTTCTAGCGGCTTTGCTTTCTGATCTAGAACGTAGCCACCGTTGTCTTTCATGTCTTTGACTTCGTCCTTTTCCATGTCGTAATCAGTAGGAACAAGGTCGTCCATAGCCATAGACATAAGGCCCATTTCAGCTTCAACGTGCATACCCTGTATGTGCTTTAGGCCGTGCCATTTAACTACGTCAGCAGGTAAAACGTACTCACCGTCAGATAGAACAGCGTCTAGGTCGTCCCGTACATTCTTAGCACTAGAGCCTAGAGGGACTTCGTTGCCGCTTTCTGGGTCAAAGCCTACGACAATCTCTGTAGTAGACATAGGGCCGCAGTCTGACATCATGCCGCCGTGATATAATTCTTCTGGTTCTTTCATAAGTCCACCTTTGTTAAACGGAAATCTTACTGTTGAAGGCGGGGCAGTACCTTCTATTTTTTCCCCTTTTTTAGTTTTAGAGACTTTTTCTAATGCCTTTGGCGCGTCTGCTTTTGAATGATATTTCACGCCTATTGCAAAAACTCTGTCACCAATAGTTGTCGCTTTTTCTGCACTTTTAACAGCCCATCCTGTTCTCGCGTCTTTAAATAAATGATCTGAAAAAGGATTAAATTTAATTTCTATTACATCAAGAGGATCTCCTTTTTCCCCTGCGTATTTTCCCACTAAGTCACGCTTAGAGGCTGCATCAAATACAGTTTCATCTGGATTCCATTTTCCAGTTACTCCCATAGCGGGAAATTTATTGTCTACTTTAGAAGAGATTAGCGCCCTTCCTTTTTGATTTACCTCAAAAACTGCATCATCTACAGTCCCTGTCGCAACGTAAGACGCTACTGGGCCACTAGGCTTATCAAAATGAACCGTAGTAGCTTTACTTAAACCTTTATCTACATTTGGTATTTTAGAATTTAAGTTTAATCGTAGGCTTGTTTTTGTGCCTTTTTCTACAGGTTTATTCCTAAAGACATCATCCATGTTGCCTTTTCCAAAAGTAGCGTTAGCAAAGTTATCTTCGACGCTGGGCAGTCCATTATAAAAATAATCAGACGTTTTTGATGCAGAAGCAGGAGCAGTAAAAAGATCCTCGTCAAACCCTATGTCTAAAGGGTCTGCCTTTTTCCAATGTTCTGCCCATACAGTTGTTTGATCTTTAACATCGTAAGCTGTACCCATTGGCAATTCGTTTCTAGCCATAGCGTCTGATATTTCTGTAGAAGTAGGTTGACGCGAAATAAACGCATCCATTTCTTCTTTAGACATTCTATTTTTTTCTAGGCCTGCCTCTATTTTCGTTTTTCTTTTTTTGTCTTTGTCTGAAACCGATTTAAGTAAATCCTCAAATTCATCATCAGCAAAATCAGAAGCATCTAATCCGCCCTCTGGTATCTTTCCTAATTTTGCCTTTGCTTTTCTTAATGCTTTGCCTGCTGCTCTAGGAATAAATCCTAATCCGGGTATTGCTCCTGCGGCTAAGAATGCAGCTTCTCCGTAATCGCCCTGCTCAAAACTTTCAGCCGCTTCTTTTGCAGCAATGGCTTCTCCCGTAACGGGGGCCAGAGAAGCAGCAAAGTAAGCTGCGTCTTGTACTGTAGTATCTTCGGGTAAACCCAACTCTTCTCTTTCTTCCCTAGCTTCTCTTGCTCTTTCCATTCTAGGAGAAGTGTCCAACATCAAGCCGCCTTCGTACCTATGACTAGCAGTTTTTTTTGCAATCTTTTTAGGTTGCTTAGAATGTTGTTTACCTTTCTTGGTATCTTCTCGTTTCTTCTTAGTAGAAGCCGCGTACTCTTGCGGACTGAGAGAGT